TAGAATGGTTCTTTAAGCATTAGTTCTTTACTGACCTTCGCCAGTGAATCTTGTTTGTTCATGAGGTACTAACTTTAAGTCCATAGTTTTTACAAATGTGAAACCCCATTGTAGAAGGTGATCCTTCAATGCATCTGCAAATCTTCCTAAGAAGAAGTTCATAGCAACAGCATCAGTGTTCATTCTGGCAAGTTCTTCGTACATAGCATTGTAGTTTAACTTATCAGCTTGATTAGTACATGCTTGTATCATAGTTCTAATCTTATGATTAAAACTAGAAGTATCTATATTTGGACCTTCTTCTTCAAACATATTTGTTCTAAAAGGATTATTATCTTTTTTTAGTTTTGCTTCTGCATCTTTTGCAAGCAATAAGATATACGGAGCATTCTTTTGAAAATCTACAGCTTCAATAATACTAACAGCAACTTGTACATTGTCCTTATCAGGACTGCATAACATATCCAATACTCTGTCATACGTAGAATCATTGAGGATAATCACCTCATCTAAACTTTTAGTCATCTATTTTCATTGTTTTAATCATCCATAAAGGATGTTCATTAGACTTCATTGCGAGTATCCACTCTTTTGCTGAGGGTATGTAATTATTACAATCCTCTTTTACATGTTGTTCACCTACATAGCGAACCATTACTTTCTTACCTACTGAGTTTGTGAAGTATTCACCAAAGATACTTTCTGCTTCGAATATACCTTCTGAGTGATGCCTGAACATACGATGATCAGAATGACCTAACCATGCTTTTGTAGCATCAAACCATTTGTGTATGTGTAAGTATTCTTCTGGTGTTCCTCCCCATTTCTTTGCACTGGAACGTGCATGATCATATGGGTGTGCCATATTAGTTTATATCATCTAGGTCAAGTTTTCCATCTTGAAATGCTTCTCTAGCTTCCATTACATAACCGTTAACCTCATACTCTAAAGTATTAATATCAAAGTAAACGGTACCACTACCACCATCATTGTTGTACCAGTCATAGTCATACTTAGTAGTTAAGATTTCATACATAAAGTTTTCAGCACGGTCATGAAAATCATCAAGCTCTATATGATCACCTTCAGTATTCTCACCATATACACCATCTATAGCACCGGAGTCACCTCCACCACTATACTCTGCAACTAGTTTCTCAACACCTAAATCTTTTAGTCCAGAGAAAAATGCTGCTTTATCTAGATCATCTTTAAATAAATTCATACAATTAATATTTTTGTTTATAAAAACGTCCTAGGATATTACCATTCAGATAGTAATCTGATTCTAGTACACCCTTGACAAACTGATACTTTGTTTCCATGTATGTCAATTCTGTTTTAGAATAACATATGTGTAAGATGTTCCTCTTAATAGGAACTTTATCTTTGTGAGCTTGCTTAAGTGTTACATTACTACTGAAGTAGTTCTCGTAATTTAACTTAGAAGTCTTCACGTAGTTTTTTTTACGCTTATCTACAGGGGCATTCTTCTTTGCAAGTTTCTTTTTAGTAACTAATGCAAAGTTCTTTTTACCTATATAAGCCACAGACTTACCATCTATGATTGCTGTCATTTCATATATGAAACCTACAGCACCTTCCGGTATCATCTCAGGTGTAAACACTACACCTTTATAGATCCAACTCATTTACTTATTGCTTTTTTTAATAATGGATATAATACTTCTCTTGTCTTTTCTAAACCGTAATCTCTAACTGAATCAGAAGGATCTTTACTTAAGGGTAATATAATCCCTGGAATGCAGTACACAGACTCGTATTTACTCATAGCTTTTTGACCTGCTTCATCATTATCAAATAATGTAATTATATTATCATACTTAGATTTATACATTTGCATAGCACCATTTGGTATAACAGCTGTCTCACTGTCTGGAGATACAAACTCTGCATTAAACCCAAACGTGGATAAACACATTATATCTTTTAAGGAACTTGTGATAATAAGATTAGGCTGATTGAACTTTAACTGATCCGTACCTTGAATATAATTCTTAACTTTTAAAAACTTTTTACTTGTAGAAAGAGGACTATATAGTTTATAAGGCGTCCCATCTAGTCTTGTATATAAATAAGACATATGTAAACGCATATCTAAACTTTTAATCTCTCCGTTTTCTTCCTTCTCCATAATAACATTACTCACCGGAATAACATTATATAGATCTAATACTTTTGAACTTATGTTATACTGTTGCCAATAATTTGCATCATATATATTCCAGGATCTTTTAGTATAAGACGTTATTCCATACTTAGCCATCTTCTTGAATGACTCAAGATCTGTTGTACTTTTTCCTGAAGCAATATACTTAGTGTAATCAGAGATTATTTTTTTTACAGCGTCACCATAACTTAAACCATAAAGTCCCATTACTAAATTCTCAGCAGTACCACCTTTACCAGATGAGAAATCTTTGAATACATAATAGTTCTTCTGAACATATATGCACATACTTGGCGTACGTTCATTTGGATTAAACAAAGACTTAACCTTTACATCCTGACCTGTTAGTTTTTCTGATAGATTACAATAGTATTCAAATATCCAAGACGTAGGAACATCTGTAATAATAATATCTTTAGAACGTACATTAAACATAATAAAATATTAAGGTAAAAAAAGGGGGCTATTACACCCCCTTGATTTACGAAATTAAACTTCTTAGAGTTCGAAACTGCTGCTCACAGATGACGTAGTTGTTACATCACCAAATGATTCAACATCAGTTTTCTTTTTCTTAATGTGTACAGACTCATCAAACTTGATGAAGTTAGAACTAGCTTCTGGATTCTTGCTAAAGCTTTCCATGTTATAAGAACCACGAGAACTTTTAACCAAGAACAAATCAAAGTTAGTATAACCTTCTTTGTTAAGATACTCTTTACCACCTACACAAAATCTGAAATAGATATCATTAAGAACATTATCTTTGTTGATAGCCTCTACATAAGACTCAGCGGTTTCATGAACACCCTCATTAGCATCCAACCATGATTCTTTACCAGCAATCTTCAAAAGATTTTCAAGAAAACGAGCCAACTCTATATCACGTGAGATCTGAATACCGGACTTAGTAGTACCATCAGAATATGGATACTCTGAACTTTTCACACGGCCAATCTGTCCTGCATATCTACCACCATCTGGGTTATTCTTGTCAATAAAGAAACCTTCAAAGTCATCACCTAGTGGTTGTGTTTCTACGTGCATTACTACGTTTACAGCATCCTTATTATAGGGAGGTGACTCCAAAGTAATCTTATTAATCTTACATACTTGTTCACCTGGTGTAATTACTTTAGGTGTTGAGGAGCCCTTGGGCGCGTTTGAATTTTTAACGTTAAACATTTTTCTTAATTTTTAGTCAATATAAATTTCTTTCCAGTTTGTTTTAATAGTACCATCTTCTTGCATTTCAGATAGTACAATTTCTTTGTTACTTAAGTGGGCAGGTCTTGCTCCACACGCTACCTCATCTGAGGTTTTAAAACTGATAACATTAGTCTTTCCTTTTCTATATAAGTAACCTATAGAGTCGGAATTAGAAGCCGTGATTCTTTTTAACTTACCAGTTAAGTCTAAATCTAAAGAGTTAAACTCTGACCCATTCTTCTCAAGCATAGTATCTTTTACGTGACCCACTAGAATAGTTCTAGGTGCCCAAGTTTGAATATAGTTCACAACCTTTGTAAAAGCCTCTCTTAAGTATGGATAGCCGGCACCGTTTGGTAAACTAAGAATGTTACCATACTTAGTCTTTCCATCTGTTAACCAGTTCTTACCCATAGGAGTCTTCATATACAACTCTTCAGCATACGGTATACACATCTCTTCTAATGCAGTGATGGTATCTACAGCAACGTACTTATACGGATGACCAGCATCTTTAATTGCTTTACCTATATGCTTAATAGCTTCTATACTATCTGCTTGTATCTTCATAGCATCTACATAATTAGAACCTTTCTCAAGGTCTAGGATTAAGCAGTCATCTAACTGAGATAGCAGAGTAGTTTTACCAGTTTTAGGTTTTGAGAAAATGATCAGGTTCTTTGGACTGCTGTTTTCAGCAGGAACCTTTGAGGTAGGAAGTACAATCTCCATTTTATTTTAATAAATTATTTACCCAGTTTTTATTACTTACGGGAGTTCTATGTAAGATAGCTATAAGGTCGCGAATTGTTAAGTCTGTTAGAGGAGCATCAACCATATCTTCTAAATCATCAAAAGATAATTGTTTAGACTTTGGTGTCTCTGGCATCTGAACTTTTTTGAATTCATTGACAGGAACTAAATATCTACTAGGTGCTGTCTCAATAAACTCATACTCTTCATCCCAGTGTGGGTTAAAGGTCCATTTCCATAATGTTCTTGTCTCATCTTCAGACTCACACATACTACTAACAAACTCTGTGTAGATGTCTTCGTTTTTTCTAAACTCACTAGGGAAAAACGCCATGTAATAATCATCTTTATCACTAGGTCTATAGGCCAGTTTAGGATAGAACAAAGCATTAGGAATACCCAATGCCTCGAATACGGGTTGATGTTTTTCTCTGAGAGCCGCAACTTTTAGCTTCTTCTCTTCTCCAGTAGCATATTCTTTTTTACTACTCATACTTTAATTTTTAAATCTTTTTTCTGCTTGAGGTGGTGTAGGCATTTCTGCTATCTTCATTCTCTCGAACTGTGCTTTAAAGAAACTCATGCGGTTATCACCATTACGACACTTAAGAAAATGTAAGACTAATACTTTGTCGTCCTCTATGATATATCTATCAGGACCGTAAAATCTTATCTTCTGTTTAGCCGGGCGATTGATACCTATCAAAGTATCTGCATGTTGTAACAAAGCATCTGATCCAAAGATGTCTGATTCTAAAACATAGTTACCATACTTACCATCCTCGTTTCTTTCAGGGTTATCTATACCTCTATTCAACTGTGTGAGTATTATAAAAGCAATCGGATACTTACGTTTAATCTCCGTTATAGCCTCACCTAAGTTATACAGGGTATCAAATTTATCTTTCTCAAATGATGACTTCTTTAACAGAAGAGAATGGTCTAGAGTAACTATAGTATTTACATACTTATAGTTTCCTTCATCATCTTTGAAAGCGTGCGTGTTCATATATTCTATGACCACATCTTTGAACTCACTTACAGTAAGTGGTTCTTCAACAATGTCAATAGCATACTTGACCCTTTCTTTAGCATGCTCGTAACACGTGTTGAGATCTTCATCTGTTAGCTTTCCATCTGCACTACACAAATACTTGTATGACTTGCCAAGTACACTTGAGTATTCACGTATAGCTGATGTTCTAGCTAACATCTCGAACTGAAACTCTAATACCCTAAATTTTTCTTCAGGGTTTAAAGTAAAAGCCTCTCTAACTATTTGGTCTTTAATTAGAGTCTTCCCGCTACCAGGTCGGCCGCCTATAACAGTCATGGAGTGCCATTCCAAACCGTCAGTTGTAGCATCGTTAAACTTTTCCCAAGGAGTTTTAATACTCTTTATCTCACCAGTCATACGACCTTTAAGGTAAACTAAAGAGTCATGAAACCCTTGTCTTTGATCTTTCCAAAGAGTTACTTTAGCCATTAATGTTCTGGGAAATTTGGTTTTGTAGTAGCAAATCTATAAAAAGTAAAGCTTAAAAGCAAGAGAATTTCTATAAATAAATACCGTAAAAAACCAATATCCACTAACAAAGTGTCAATGACTAACCAACAAAATATGGAAAGAAAACAAGATAACAGGATCTTATACATAATTAAACTACATTTTCTGAAAAGTGTGATGACGTATCATCAGTACCATTAATAATAAGATCACAGTAATTTGCTAACTCTGAATCCCAAGACTTATCAGACATTTGTTTTCTAATAAAATACTGGGAGTTCTTCATATACAAATAGTTTTTGGTTTCGAACTCATCTACATACAGAGAAGTAGCCTTAATAACTACATCCCATGAGTAATCATAATTCTTAAAGAACCATATAAAAGCTTCACTTATAACTTTCTTGTTTATTCTAGCCGGCTTTCCTGATGGAAGCTTACCTTTAGGAAACAAGATAAGATATTGATCTACATCAAAGGTTTTAACATCTACCTTACCATAAGGAATGTTCTTAGCTACAGCATCTAGTAAAGATATACCTTTATCAAGTAGTTTATACTCGGCATCTATCCACTGTGAATTCTGTAACTGTCTGAGTTCCAGAGTATTATTAACATGTTTAGGCTTTCTTTTCATATGAAGAGACCATAACATATAATACTGATTAGGTGTCAGTTCATTGTCTTCAATGTATTCAAAGAGTTGTAACATGTCCATAAGTTTCCGCTAATTTAGTCAAGATACTGTAATACTTCACCACCTGGATGATCTTTGAGACGTGTTGTAAACTGCTTCAATGTTTTCATATACTCAGCTGTATTATAAGTTAAAGCATCTAACACAGCTTTTTTAGCTGCAATTACAGTTGTTCTATCTCTATTGATAACATAAGCAATTTCACTATCTCCATAACCCATCTCACCTGCAATGTAACATAATAGTTGACGAGGTAAAACAAGGGGTCTTTTTCTAGAGAACTTTTGATCTGTCATAAGACATGTTGGTGAAATCTCTAAAGCAATTTCTACAAGTGTTGATAGAGGTACTTTAAATTCTCTAAAGACGTTAACATACGAGATGTTTAGCTTTTTTAGTTTTTCATCTAGTGCTCTTTCCACATTTGCTTGAAATGTCTGAAACACTAACTTCAACTGCTGGTTCATTATCAGCATAGCTTGGTTCAAGTCCTCGGCTCTCTTCTGATTCTCCGTCATATAATCTTGTGTGTTTAGTTTCTAAAGAGAAATGATTTACTGTTTTCATTTTTCTACGAAAGGTATCAACCATATCAGTTATACCAGTCATTTTAATATCGGCATCAGACAAAGCATCATGAAGACACTTGCTTTTAAATATACCCATATGACTCTTGACTGAGAATACAACTTCACCATAACTAGTTAACTCACTTGATATAGTTATTGTTACTTTTTCTACCATTCTATTTTTGGTTTGTTTTGTTTTTCTAAATACATGTTTATCTTATTCCACATATCCTCACAATCCCACGTACCGTGCTGACTGTAACCCGCACTCGCTGGATGACTAACATTAATCTTATAGTTATTATCAGGTATTAAATCAGCATAGTGCTGAGCTTGTTTACCCATAAATACATAAATAAGATTAGGTTTATTCCAGATAAGAGCATCAATTACGCTAACTAAAAACGGTCTCCATAATAGATGATGAGCACCGGGTTTATCTATAGTTGTTGTAAACGCACTATTTAATAACAGAACTCCTTGTTTAGCCCAAGGTAATAGATCAGTTCTATTTACATCATAGTTAGGATTACATGTATCTTTTATAGAGTTATTAATATATCTCAAGGATACCT